AATCAGATGGACGTTCTTCTACCTCTCGGGCTTCTGCCGCCCGTGCTGTGCGCTCTTCTGCCATGATTAGCTCTCCTTGAGTAATTGGTTGGCATATTGTTCGGGTGTAAGACCAAGACGCTTAGCGAGTGCGACTTGGGTGCGGCTCAACCTCACTTTGCGTGGTTTGGCACCGTTGTTCCTTGCGGAAGGTGCCACCACCACGGAGGGGCTTCGGGAAGTCGAGGAGACCGTACTCTCGGAGTCATCGGTCGAGCCACTACTCTCTTCACCAAAGTATTCTGGGAACTTGCCCTGCACGCGCCGGTCAAGCTCTTGGTAATAATCGTCAGACTCAGGGTTGAACCCTTCTTGACGGATCATCTTTTCATGTACGCCATAGGCATACGCGGTCATTTCCATGTGGTCTTCTGACTGAAACCACTTGTTGCCCTCTGCCCATGTTAGGGCTTTGTCGCTAGGCTGTCTGACCTGCGGTTGTTGCGCCTGCTGTTGTTGCGCTTGCTGGCGTCTATATGCCTCTTGTTGCTTAGCGAGTTCAGCTTCATTCGGCAACGGTTGGCGTTTCTTGTACGCATTACTCTGATGAGAAACTTGGCCAAGATCATACTGAGCATTGGTCATAGCCTTTTGAGCTTCAACCTGCTTATCAGTATTGCCTTCTTCTACCGCTTGGCGGTATGCCATCTCTGCCTGAGCCATCGCCATCTGTGCGCGTTCTTCTGACTGATTTATCAGTGCGCCCTCACCTTGATGAAGCACGCGCTGAAGCTCTCGGTTTTGCTCAGCGTATTGCTGGGCTACCTTGACCGCTTCCTCGCGTAGACGTTCTGCGTCTTCACGCAGGCGCCGCTCTTGATGCTGTTCATAACGGAGCTTATTGATACGCTTCTTGACTTTATCGCCATAGCCTTGAAGCTCTTCATCGCCGTCATCGTCCTTGGAGTCTTTGGCTTTCGCAATCGGCTTGCGATCCTCTGGCTCCCGGTCATCAATAACTTCGATGTCCATGTTTGGATCGGAACTGCCCTCATCGGGTTTTTTCCCGATTGTCGTCCGCACACCAAGGAACTTGTCCTCGGCAGACATGGACGGCTGTTCCATTTCTGTCTGCTCTTCGCTCATGCTTTCTCAACTCCCCTTGGGTCTTCAACGACGGCTTCTACGCTGTCATCATTGATTAGTCGAAACTCTTTACCATGCACCTTGAATCTGGTGCCGCTGTAAGAACGCATCAAAACCCAGTCCCCTTCTTGGCAGTAGGCGCCATTGGGAAACCGTTTTTCGTCCTTGTAAGCATCTGCACCCATCTTCAAAACGAACCCACAGATGGAACCAATTTCTTCCACCCTGAGCGTTTCAGCCGCTTTGAGTATGCCGCCTTCCGTTTTTTCGTCAGGCTCTGGGAGTGCGATAAGTAGTTTGTAACCTTTGGGGTCTGGAAGCTGTTTAGCCTTCTCTGGCTCTTCCGTCATGTCTACATCCTTGCACCGAATAGTGGCGTTCGGAGTCGCCTTGCGTTGCTTCCTGCAACGAAACTATTCTCGATCCATTCTCTTATTGAGGTCGAGAAGCTCGCGTTCAGCATAGGCCAAGCCTTCAATGATGCCGGTACAGCGAGAATAATCATTCATGTCTTTACATCCGCCGCCAGCTACATGGTCCGTGACCTCGTTCATGTGGGTCCGGAGTTGTTGCTGTAGTGCAGATAACAAGTTGTTAGTAGCGTGGTTAGTCATTGTCAATCAAGTCTCTTACTAGATTAAACCCTGACTTAAACCCTTCGATCTCTTCGCGAGAACGGTTGCTATCGTCAGACGCCTGCATCTTAGCCGCGAGTTTCGCCGCCTCAATCCGTTCGCCCGTCTGGAGTTTTTCCATGTCAAGTACGGCCTTTCCTTGGGCCTTTTGCAGATCAGCCTGTATCTTGGCCATCTCTGTTTGAGCCTTGGCTTGCGCCGATAGCTCTTTGATCTGCAACTCTTTCTGTTGCATCTGAATAACAGGATCTTCCTGCATCTCAGCATTTTGCTCGGCTTGCGCCATCATTTGAGCCTTGCCGGTGACCTGAGCCGCCGCCGGAGCAACCAGCTTAGCGAGACGGAACTCAATGTCCTCTGGCAGAGGCTCGCCCGCAGGCGGAAGCTCTACGCCCAGTTCGCGTTCAATCTTGGCGCGATACTCAAAGGCAACGTGCTCTGCGATGTGTGCGGCCATTGCCGCCTGAGCCGCGCCCGCCGCTGGGCTTTTTTCCATCAACTCCATGATTTCTGGATTCTCTATCAAGGACATGTGCACTTGAATGTGCGCTTGATGGTCTTGGTAGATAAACGCCTTAACTGGCTCACCGTTGATGATGTTCATGTTTTCGCTAACGGGGTCGGTCGGCTTGATGTCATCCTCAAGCGGCACAACCTTGTCTGCGTCTTGGATGCCTAACACCTCTAGCATCTGTCGATGTAGTAATGGCACGTCATAAATCTGAGGTGCCTGAGCCGCCAGTTGTAGCGCCGCCTGATATTGCATGATGCGTTGTGCCATCGTTCCCGCATTGGGGTCGCTGACAGGAATAATGTCTACGCGATCATCAAAATCTGCCGCGACCAGAGGGCCGGCATCTAAGTCGTAGGGGTAAACCTCTGGGCCATAGTCTTTTACCAGCCCCGACAGAATCTTGAGTTCTCTAGATACTGCATGGTGCACACGGCTCTGCACCGCGCTCAGCACCTTCATCTCTCGCTCCAGAACGGCCAGAGTGGTGCCTACCGGCGCCTCCCCATTGATGTCGGATGCTTTGACATCTGCGGCAGATGCGAATCTGCGACCCTCTTGAACAATATCACCTAGCAACTGGTACAGGACGTTGCTTGGCTCTTTGTATGGCAGGAATGAGATGTTGTCTCTGATCGCGCCGCTTGGCACATCAACATCCCTAAACTCTCCCGGCATAATTGGCGTATCGTCGCCCTTGATTCTCAGGCCGCGAGACTTGAGACCGCCGGGAAGATTCGACAGGGTGCCGGCATCTACAAGCTGTCTCAAGATGGCGGTTGCCGACTTTGACAGCCCGCCAATCATGTGGACTAGGCCGAAGCCGTAGAACCCAAGCCCCGGCAGATACTGGTAGTGAACGTAGTGCTCACGCCGCATCTTCTTGTCATCGCCTTCGTACCAGTTGCGCCGGATTGACAGGATGATTCTGGATGACTTGTCAATCGTAACGATGTAGGGCAGGGCGATCCCAGTAGGCTCTCCCCTGTCTGTATCTTCAAATCCGGGCAGGTCAATATCTACCTGCATCTCCAACAGGGTGTGCCTGCTGTCATACTCGTAATTATCAGAGTCTCCGGTCAGTCTGTTGTATTTCGCTTGTATCTCTGACAAGTCAGGGACTGGCGAGGGCAGGTCTACGTCGATATAAAAATCGGCAACCTGCAACTTACGAATCTCGTTGGCGGTGCGCTTCATCACATGAGTAGCGCGCTCGCACGTTGAGAGATCAGATGCGCCGTAGCTCACAACGAAGTCTTCCGCTGGAATGAACATCGCGCATGGACGCCCCATGCTGGGGTCGTAGTAAACCTTACGGAACGCCGAGCCTGCGATGGGCAGGGAGAACAACAGCTTTTCGGTTTCCGTTCTGTACTCCGTCATCCGCTGAGTGATGAGGTAGTTCAGGTAATTCTGTACGCGGTGCGCCTGCTTGCTCTTTTCGTCGTTGAGCTTGCCCACAATAGTGGTCTTGACAGGGCCGCTAGCGGGGTACACCTCTTGGATGGTTTGCGCTTGGAAGCGAATAACCGCTTCGGACAGCATAGGGTGAAATACACCACAAGCGCCTTCCCACGGCGTAGACCGATCCTCAAACTTGAGACCCAGAAGATCCAGACCACGGATGTAGGAGTCTTCCCAATCTGCTCGGCTGTTGCGGTCTGCCTCAAACGCAGAGATTAACTCAGCAGATAGCGAGTCAAGCTCTCCATCTGACAAGTAATCAACAAGGTTAGAGTCATGCTGGGCACCCAAAAGCGCAGTAGCATCCGAATCGAAGTCGATCATCATGCCGCCGTCTTCATCGAAAATACCGACTGATTCCGGGTTTTCGATCACAATTTCCAGATTAGACTCGTCTGGGCTTGGCATTTCGGCGCCCAGCGCCCGATCAATGGCCATGTCTAGCCTCTGCCGCCTCGCTTCCCGCCCTTAGAGTAGCCTTTAGTTTTTCCGCCCTTGAAGTAACCCTTGGTCTTGGGGACCATGCCACCGGCCATCATCTTGCCTTCGCCATCAGCCGCAAAGAACGGCACCTTCTTGCCATCCTTGGTCTCAACCATTTGCATCTTTCCGCCTCTGGCGGCGCCCTTGGCTTTCATTTTTCCACCAGCGGCATACATCTTAGAGGTTTTCTTCATCATGCTCATTACCTGCGTAAATGTTGTTAAAGACTCGATTCACATCCAGCGTGTAATCTAGGTCCGATTTTGAGTAGTGGACATGCTGTGACGGCCTAAAGTCGGGCGCGCCTTCGCCTGCCGAGAACCAAGCGGGATGTGTCACCCTGACTCGGTTGTTTGGCAATGCCACTATGTTTCCAGTCCACGGACCCGCATCCAGCAACTCCATAACATGGCTTTGCTTGTGCTGTGCCGGATCGTCCGCAATCTCGCTGTCGGTGTAGTCCACCGTGAACATGTACTTCGCCGGGAAGAACTTGTCATCAATCTTGGCCATCCACGGACACGGTGTCGCCCTCTCAAGGACATACACTGCGTGTTCGCGAGAAGAGCAGTCCCAAGGCTGGGCCGCGTATACCGGCATTGGCTCTGGCCACTCCTCAAATGGGGTGTCAGCTACCAGTGCCGTAATCGGCATCCTTGCCCACATTGCGCCACCGTGAACATTCGGCTCCTCAGAGTCGTAGGTCTCGGCGCCAGTAAAGATGACCTGAAAGCTCAGGCATCGGCATGGCATTGTGGTGACAGCAATCGCCATCGCATGAATAAACTCACCATGATATTTCTGATGATTGTGCGTGTATTCACGCCGCACCCAGCACTTAAAGTGTGGGATGTTGCTCTGCAAGAAAGCCATTTAGTAGTAATCTCCCCTTCTACCGTAGTCCACTGGCTCATCTTCTTCGTCAGTGCGTAGGGAAAGAAACCCTCCTTGACGGAATCTGAGTAGTGCCTGCGTGGAAGAGTCCACTAAATCGTCATGCTCACCTGATGGGAACGATGCAAATTCTTGGATAACCTCTTCCGCGAATCTGGTCTGCGGCGCCCAAACG